ACGGGTTGCTATAGCAATCGTTTTCAATCGTTGCGACTCACGGCGTTGAGCTGCTTTTAAATATTCTATAAATGCACCATACGACATATTTAAAATATCATCTTGCCTATGACCATCTGAAATAAGATACTGAAACGAATCAAACCAAGAGTTTTTTTTGATTTTCTCTTTGCCGTTTTTTCGGTTTTTCGGTTTTTCTTCCTTAAAATATGCCTCATTCACCTGAATGATTTTTAAAATCAGATCAGCAATAGCATCCTGATCCCCGATATGTTTTGAGAAAGTCTCTGGATCAAGTGAAGTGACTAAAGAACAAAGGCCCATGATCTGAATAATGCTTGTAAGAATAATTGGCTTGATTGTTTCTACTGAATAACTTTCCAATTGCTTTATCGGATCAGCAAAGTAAGCAAACTGGTTTAGATTCTTAATCTGTATCTGCTTAATCTCAATATTCTGATCAATGAATACATGCGGTAATGATTCATTGTTTAAAAGAAAAAAGTCATTCATAGAAAAAATCCTGAAATACAGGCACATGAGAAGCGGTTATAGCTTCGCAAGGACGCTAATGCGCCCCTGTGCCTGTAAGTATTGCTTAAACTGGTGCTGCAATCTGCACAAAACGACCAAACAAGCCAAGACTTGAGTCACTGCCTTTCTCTGCATCAGATAACGCCATGCCGCTGATTTCATAAGAACCAAGTGCTTCATGAATCAATGGGAATGTAGCAGAAGCATCTTTTTTAGTACGCCACAACTTCACTTCGACTTTGCTATTGTCTACTGTGTTGATACCACGGAACGTAAGCTCGTACTCTTTGCTATCTTGGTCATTGATTGTGGTAACTGAAGCTGTGCCTGCGGTAAAGTCAGCAGTTAATGGCATGGTTAAACCAGTTACATCACTTAGAGTTACTGTACCGAAAGGTGCATCAACTTTATATTTTGATGCATCAACAACAACTGGCGTTCCAGTTGAATCTTTGATAACTACATTCGACACATTGTAGCCACCCAAATCAACTTCTTGACCTACTGCAACCGTGCCAAGATTCTTGGCTGTCACTGTTCCGCCTGCAATTGCGGTTGCCTGACCATTAAGAATATAAGCAATATTTTCCTTGCTTGCTTCTTCCAAAGTACCTTTAAAATTTACGCTACGAGTTCTTGTCATCATAAAATCAGTAGTGCGTTGACCCGTTGTAGACTCTTGATGTTCGATCACATCGCCATCTAACTCGATCTCGAAATCTGGCGCATTCCCCACATGACGAGCTGCCCCAGCAACACCTGCAACAATCGGCGATAAGTACAATTTACCTTGCAACGAAATATACTGTTTAGCCATTGGCTTTTACCTCTTTTGTTAATTTTGGTTCTGTTTTGACTTCAATAATCAAACCATCGCTTAATAGTTTTTCGATCTGCACTTGTGGCAAATCCCCGATTGTGTCGCCCTTTGACCACGGGCCAACTGGTTTTAATGCTTTATATCGCTTGGACATAAGGACCTCAAAAGCTATTAATTAATTGACACTCGAACAAATACGGTAACCATAACTTGCCCGCTGCAGACATGTGCTGCACACCAGCATTTGCTCTCTTAAATTGTTTAAACCCTGCAGTTTGTGGGTTAAAACCTTGCATACGTTTTAAGATTTCTTGAATCATAGGACTGGCTGCATTACGGATCAGCGTTGTATCTTCAAGCTGTGAACCTGCTTCCTCAACACACAAAACGATAAGCCATTGCTGATAAACAATACTTGCTGAACCATTGCCTGCCGACTCACCCACTCGATCATCCACATAAATAACGCTAATTGATGGTGCAACCGCTGTAGACTCAAGCATGTCATCAACAGAAAAAGGCGTGTATACAGCTTGAATAGACTCAATGTCTTGCAGATGCGCTTTAATGATTGACTCAAGCGCAAAATAATTACTTGGCATCTTTTAATAAATCCTCCAAATAGCTCTCCATCGTAGTCAGCATATTCTGTGCATCATCTTCCGATACACCGAAAATTGGACGTGCAGGAACCGTGATTGATTTACGCTTTACCCAACCGCCCGTGGGAGTTTTAAAAACAAGATAAGGCTTATTCTTCGCTCTAATGGTTCCACCGTAGTGCATCAGCTTTGCATATAGAACATCAGTGAGAATTGAAACGCCATTTTTATTAAGTCGAGTACGGATTGAGTTTAATAATCGCCCCGTATCTCTTAATGTTTGGCCCTTCTGAGCAATTGCCCGCCATGATTTTTGCCAAGGTCTGCCATCTGGTGCTACACCTCGCTTAAAGCGGTCATGAACACCCTCAAGTAGAATATCGCCCAACTCGTCATAGAGATCTTTATGATCCCCTGCTTTCGCCTCTACTTTGCGCAGCCAATCCCGAAGCTTTTCTTCACCTTGAAAGTAAAATCCCTGTTTATCCGCCATGTTTGCCTCACTTGATGCTTGGCATCTTGTTTAAAACATCATCGCTAAAAACACCGCCACGATATGTAGTCCCAATTGGCATAGTGGTAGGTGATTTAGCAGCAGGCTTAACTTCTTGAGTTGTTGGATTTTTAACAAGTAAAACGTTTGTGCCTTTTGAAACGCCCTTTAGATAGCTCATCGCATCGTCATAACGTCTACGGACTTCTTCAGATGCTTTGCTTTTCCAAAGTAAATAACGGGCAATATCACAGACAAAGATTTTTATATTGTCAGGTGGGTATTCAAGAGGGACGGCATACTTAGCACCAATCCAACCGTCAATAATTGAGCCTGCATCTGCTATTGCAGCATCAACAGACTCACCCCCTGTTAAATAACGCTCTAACTGTGATACTTCTGTCAGGCTGTAACGCTTCACCATGTCATCGCGTGTTGCGTACATGACAGCCACCATTATGTAGTTGATTTCACCTTCACCAATGCTTTCGGCTTCAATACCGTTGGCAGTTGGTTTGCTTGAACATGCAAATCAAAACCGCGATCAAAGTCTTTAGTGCGCTGTTTAGCATAGTACGGCAATGCTAAAGTATTCACTGTTTCGTTGAAGTCAGCAGGCGCTAATGCAGTGACAAACACATCTTGAGTGCCACGTGGATATGCTGTACCTGTTTTGGTTGCATAAATCGGCGTACCACCAACTGATTGACGATTCACAATGAACTTCAATCCGCCAAATTCAAAACCTGACGTATTCGAACGACCTAGTTTTTGTTCAGCAGCAGACCAGCCTAAGAACACTTCACGAACGTTCTTATGAGACACCAAAGCATCATAAAAAGCACGATCCACTTCAACTTCGATTGACGTGTAAATCTCTTGACCTAAAGCATCTTCGATATTGTCAATTACATCTTGGCATTTTTCCGCAACGTTTGTTGTTGCTGTACCAAGATCAAAATCAACCTCGGTTTGTGTAACGCCAAAGTCGGTGAAATAATTAATAATCGTTGAGCCATCAGCATCAACAATAATCCCTTGCTTGGCTTTTAAGCGGCGAAAAGCAAGTGTTGTATCAATCTTGTTTTTCATTGCTTGTAAACGGTCAAGAACTTTTCCGCTTACTGTTTCAGCAGCAGTGCTACCAAACGCACGTACACCCATCACATCCGATGCTAAAACAACATCTTCAAGCGGCATGTGTGGAATTGTCCAAGACTTTGCAATACGAGTACCTGAACTGTTTTTAGGTGCTACACCACCCCAAGCTGTTGTTGGTACAAGAATATTGCTTTCTGTCATGAACTCAGCAGCAAAGCTGTTTGTCGTGCCAGCAATCGGGCGGAACAATTCAATGTCTGACGGATTACCAATTCGAGTCGGTAAATTTGTAATTGCTAAAGATAGTTCTTCTGTACTAAAAACTGATTGGTCTAAATTCATTTTAATCCCCTATTAAGCTGAACGAACTGGCAAAATATTTAGAGCTGCCAACGCTGTCACAGCATTAGTTTTCTCACCAGCGGTTACGCCAGACGCATAAGCCAACTTGCCTTCTGCAAAGCGTGCATCACGCGCAATAACCACTCCTTGCGCTGTTTGTCCTGAACCAGTGACCACTGGATCGCCAATGTAAATACCTGCTGCAGCATTAGTCGCCTGAACGCTAAACTTGATTACGTTCCCACTGCCATCAAATGCAATCACTTGACCATTTACCAAGCTTTGACTCGCTGCAATTGTCACGTTTTTACGACTTGGACGATGATTACCTTCAACTTCCCAAGCAATTACATCAGTTACTGCTGAATGACTATCTGTTACTGTTTGAACCATTTCTGCTTCCCCTTATTTGCGTTGTTTTGCTTGGTCTACAAGAGAACCAGCACTAAAAGTTTGTTTTTCACTTCCATCAGATTTCGCTTGATGGGTGAATAAATTGCTTGAGCCATTACTTGCAGGACTGTTTTTCCCTGAAAACTGGCGCAATTGTTTAGCTGTGAATGAAAAACTTGCATCATCCATTGCTGTATATGCCGCTTTATCTTCAACACTGAATTGTGTTTTCAATTCTTTTTCTAGTGCTGAAATATCATCATTGCGCTTCTCGGCTTTGAACTGTTTAAGTTCATTTACAGCATTATCACGCTCAGTTGTCAGCTGTTGATTAGCCTCTTTAAGTTGTTCTAATTCGGTCACGTCTGTGTCCTCTTGTGGATTGTTTGGATTGTGACTTGCTGCCACTGCCATTGTGTTTTCATCTGCACCTAATGCACAAAACGAAACTTCTCTAATACGACCGCCACGGAATACGGTGATTGGCCCATGTAATAACTTACCGTTTACTGTGACTGTGTTGCCTGCCTGAATCTCGTCAATGCTTGACGGCTCAATGCGTACTGACATTTGCCACGGAAAGCCGTCATCTGAATCACTTGCTACCTGTGCGCCAAACTCATTACTAAGTAAGATTCCGCTAACAGTTAGACCTGATTCATAGCTGATTGAATGACTTTCGATTGCGCCTGCACGTTGATAAGACGAATGCTCAAGTAGTGCGGGGATACGACCCTTAATCTGCATTGAATCAAGATCAAAAATGACTTGTTTCCAGTACCAATGGTCGGTAATCACTTCGCCGCTGTATGCAACACCTGAGAACGTCCGCTTTTTCTTGCCATCTTCCTGAGCATCTACATTTAGCTGCCCAAGTTGAAAGCAATATTGGTTTTGCTTTTCTTCAGTTTTTGGCATATTTCACCCATAAAAAAACGACCTTAAAGGCCGTTGTATCTGTTGAAAGGTTTAGTAAAGACTAAATACTGTCTGATTCGCTATGAAATAGCGTGTAGCTTGCTCTTTAGTTCGTTTCAGTACGAGTTGCTCATCTGTGTTGCTAACGACTTCTAAATTCAAATCAGGAGCCAATAGTGCGCCATTCATGCCACTAATCTTACTCAAGTCTAGCGCCACACCCTTTGCATCAAGAATGGCGATCTGTTTGCCAACCTTTTGCGCTTGTTTGAACAATGTTGGCGTTTGAATACCAATTACACTTCCCACAGTTAAACTCAAATCATCAATGCCGCGAATTGAATTACCAGTGAGCTTGCTTGCCGTATTCTTTGCTAATGTGAACAGCCGATTAAATGCACCTACAACTTTGTCCCAAATGCTTTTGCCCGCTGTTCCATCCTGATCTTTTTGAAGTTCCGCCTGTTTCAGAATTGTCGTCAAAGCGTTTTCTTTTTCATCAGCTAAATCCAAAGTGATACGCAAGTCACTCGGTCTGATATTCGGGTCTAATCGAACTGCTTTATCGACCATTTCATCAATAATTACTTGCTTCTCATCTGTTAAATCTGAAATGCTTGTCTTGATAATCTGGTCAACTTCGGTATCAACCAACGTTTTTTTTCGAAGATCAATGACTTCTGTTTTAGCATCAGGCGTAATCGTTTTACTTGCTTCTTTCGATTTAAGTATCTCGTTTGGCTGCTTATCATAGTTAGACGGCTGAAAAGCCCAACCCGTATCAGGCTCAACATTTGGCAAATCCTCATTGGATGTTATTCCTTTTCGGATAGCTTGCTTTTCAGTGATTGCATTAATCGTGCATCGGCATCTATACCCATTTGGCGGATACCATTTCTGCCAAAACGGATCGTCAATGTGTCGAATAACGCCATCTAACTCTAAATGACTTGGACGAGTTCTTTTGTCGTTGATTGCAAAATATTCAAGATAAGGGCGTTTATCTTTATTCTGTTGCTGATGTAACCACCTGCCATGAGCATAAGCATTTTGAATATTGGTGCGAAACACATTGTCTAAATGCACCTCTGACAACTCAATGCCATTCTCCTCAACCAGTTTTTGAAAGTCTCTAAAAGTACCGCCACTCTCCAAAACCTTATAAGCTGAATCCAATACAGATTGAATCTGATCAAGACCCGCCAAATGGCTCACAGTAGAAGCATATTGGCGCGTATTTAAATCAAGTGCATAGTAGTCGGCAGGCAGTAAAACACCTCTTGAACGAGCAAATGCAATAGCTTGTAAGAGCGTCATATTGTCCATTTAACGCCCCTCTTTTGAATGCATATATCCCAAAATATCAGCAGCGAACAAAGCTCGATCTAGCACTTCATTAAACTGTGATTTGTCAGCAGTCTTAGCGATAGCAAATAGACTTGTTTGCAGTTCTTCAATGCTTTCACTATTCAGAATCAAATCTTTCAGGTCGTTATCTGATAACAACTTAAAGTTTTGATCCGCCAGCTCATCAAGCTCTTGCTGCTCTTGTGTAAGGCCCTTAACACTTGCAGCAAAACTAAAAGGCTTGCTTGGAATTGCTTTAAATTGCGGTTGTGGTGTCTGACTTGGTAAAGGCTCTGCCAAATCACCTTCTTGCAATCCATACTCACGGATAAAATATTGATTGGTAAATACTGCACCCGCATCTTTAAGCTTTACGTCACGCTCAGCCTGATCTTTATTGAGCTGCTTAGAGTTCTCACCCAAGATAATTTCATGCTCGCCCCAACCATTTAAGGCACAAAGCGCATTAACAATGGCTTGAAACGTAGGTGTAACTAATCGAATATCCGCATTCAGTTTATCTTTACGCACATTCTCATGCACTTCACCCAATGCGCGGCTACCTGTACCATCCGTTCCACTTGTAAGGGTTTGCCCTAAGATTACCTTTTGAATCTGACGAATAATCGTATTGTTAAAGGTTTCAAATGATGTACCAGCATTCCCATTTGAAGATACCGCCAATATCTCAACTTCATCTTCTGCATCAATCGAAATTACACTCTGAGCATGTGCATTGAGTAGCGCTTGATTCATGTCATCTGGTTCAGAGTTTTTGCACTTACCTTTTAAAATCGGCGTGCCAAAACGCTCTAAAAACTTCGCCCAGAACTTAAAGCCATTCTTACGAAAGAAATCTAACCAATACACAACGGTGAGTAATGCTTTACCGTATGGCTGCTTATATGTTGCTTTTCGCTGTGTCAAAAAGAATTTAAATATCTGATCGACTTCCGACTCTTTACCAGACTCATCTAGACGATAGATCAAGCGCCCATCATTTTTAGGCTCGAACCATTCCATCGGCTTTTCACCGATCCAGTTCAAACCTATTTGTCCGTCATCAGTCTGATCATAGACCGCTTCTAAAACTGAGTAGCCGAATAGCAAAGCGTTAATTGATCCCGTTGCAATCTCAACAAACCATTTCTTAATCTCTTGCATTAATAAAATGGCTTCTGGTGTATCACTTGGCTCAATGCGAAATGGAGTTGTAAGCAATGCATCAATACGTGTTTCAACCGCTTGCCCAATCTCATCATCATCAAGAAGAATGGCTAAGCGATGACGTTGAATCCCTGCTTTTCGTAAAGTCTCATCCAAATCAAGCTGTTTGCTTAACTTATAAAATTGGCTGACCGCTTCTTGAGAATATAAAGACCCATTAGACAAAGCCTTTTTAGGCGCTTTGTCCTTGTTTTTTGACTTTGCCATTTTGATACCTTAATTAAAATGTACGACTTCCTGCAGTTGCAGGTTTCTTAGCTTGACGAGATTCGTTTAGATCATTGAATGCATCACTACAACCATCGACCTGATCGTCATGTTTTGCATTTGGAAAGTTTCTTAATTCTTCAATCAGTGCCTTATTCCATTCGCCACGAAGCATTTTCACATTTCCAACGTTGACTTGAGCTGCAAATGGTTGCGCTCTGGTAATCTTGTCACCCGATACAGGCTCAGCTTTAACCTTGAATCCAGAAAGCCTAGCGACAAAGTTTTTTGCTTGGGACTTTCCTGCCTGACCAGGGTCTTGAGGCAAGCGTATATAAACGCCTTTGCCATCCATCTGCGCTGTTTGGGTAATAGTATTTTCCACACCATCAGGTCCCCAACGACCACGCACCATGTCCGTGATGTAGATTGTGTTATCTGGTGCTTTCGCCAGTTTAGGCCCCGCTGTGTAATCACCTTCATTCTCTGTTGCTGCTAGATCCCATGCTCGGCATTCTTTAACAATGTCTGTAGGTAAAGCATCAACAATCTCAATTTTATCAGGCTTAAAAAAACCGCCTGCTGGCGGTGATGGTCGTTGCAGATACTGCCCTGAAAAAACATACGGCGATGTTTCTTCCATGATACGCAAACGCTCAATAGTGTGCTTTTCTGGCCATAATGCTGTGCCGTCTGGCTGAATAGCTGATAAGCAGATATGCTCCCATTCCTCACCATTACCACCATCTAATAGCCAACCAGCCAGATCCTCTTCATGTAATCTCTGCATAATGACAATAATCGGGGTTTCTGGAGAGTTGGTACGAGATTCAAGTGTGTTTTGGAACCACTCAATTACATTCTTCCTGATTGTGCTTGAAGTCGCCTCACTTGCTTTATGTGGATCATCGATAATTATTGCCCCACCAAAGCTGTCTCGGAACTTACCTGCACCAAAACCTGTAATTGTACCCCCTGTACCTTGTGCATAACACACACCACCTGCTTTGGTGCGCCAGTCATCCTTAGCTTTACTATCATCTCGAAGTACAAAGTCAGGGAATACGTTTTTAAACGCCGTTTCCTGCACTAAATTACGTGTTTGAAATGCATTGTTAGCCGCTAGGGTTGCCGAATAACTAATGTGGATGAATTCGCTATCAGGCACTTTTCCAAAGCACCACGCCATAAAATTAATCACAGCAAGTTCTGTTTTAGAGTAGCGAGGCGGGATATTAATAATTAATCGTTTGGTTTCGCCACGAAATACTTTCATCAAAGCATCACATACAACTCTATGATGCCAGTTATGAAGCCATTTATATTTCCGACGCTCTTTAAACATGTAGCGCGAGAAGAAATAGAGATCTTCTTGGGCTTCAATTTGGATTGCTAACTTGTAATCTGATTTAGTAATCATCTAAAGCCATTTTCCTTGCCTCCAGATAGCTATTCACATTTGTATTTGAATTAACTGTTTCTACAGGCCCGCCGTTTGCACCAGTTACCTCTTGACGATTGGTAAATAACCCACCCATCTCTTTTGCGGCTTGTTCTGCCCATTTTGGAATCAACACAGGGTTATCAGGGTATTTCTCTACAAGCTGTTGTAATAGCTGAAGACGGTAACGCTTGTTGGCAATTGGAATCGCTTCTAGCTCTTCATTAGCTATACGGCGATATTCAAAGAATTTGTCTCTAAGCTCTTGGCCTAAGTCCTGACCCATTCTTTTTGTAGGATCATATAGCTCACACTGCTGTGGGCTCACTTCAACATTAAAAATATCTTTAACTGCTTTAGATGTACTTGTCGGGGTTTCAAACTCAGCAAGCATCCTCACGATGAACAGTTTCACCTTTTTTGTAATACGTGCCATTTCAACCATTCCATCAAGGTACATCAAGGTAGAATGGCAAAAAAATTTAAACCACTCTTAGAAAGCAAGTCCCACAAGCATGATAGATATCAGCCTTTGCCACAGTTGGCCGTTGATTTGCAGCATTCACCATTTCTTGTACTTCCTTATTAGCACCATAACGGCGAACTACGCCCGTAAACTCTTCTACGTCATGACCTTGAATCGTCAGCTTAGGCTTACCCGTTTCACGGTTATAGGATGGAATACCCCATTCGTCTTTCTTATGGGCGATGTGATAAAGCTCATGTTCAATCAATGCACAGAAATCAACATCGTTTGCATGCTGGGCATAAGTCGCATCAATCGTGATCAAGTAATCAGGTAAATCATTGAACCATTGATAAAACTGTTCTTCCTGCCTTTCTTTCTTCCATCCACTTGCATTAATCATGATCTTTTCAGTTTGACCAACTACAAACCGACCTTGTTTCTGAAATCCTCCTTTAGCCCACATCACGGCGATTTGTGGATAGTAGAAAGCTCCCAAATGTACATGATCAGGATTAAATAGCTTATGTTCGGGATTAAGAAAGATAGACTTTATCCACTGCCATAATTCTGGTGCAGGAACAAAGTCTGGTGTATCCATCAAAAAAATATGTTCGGGTGGATATGGCCTTGCCTTTACCACGAAACCAATTTCATTTTTCATAGTCAAACTCGGATATCACGGCGACCTTTCAACCACTTTAATTTTGAAATGGCCAAAAAAAATCGCTCATCTTGTTGAGCGATCTGTTCATCTGTAAGGCCTTTTGTTGTGCAACTACCCAGGTGTTTTATTTCTTGTTCAGTTTGCCGTATTTCAATATCAATGTTTTGATGCATAGGACCTCCAAACAAGAAAGTAAAAAGCCCTGCCAATAACTAGTGTGTTGGCAGAGCTTCATGCGCCGTAATCCGTTCGGCAAAATAAATCTGGATTGCCACAGTGGTCTACGCTGTGGCCCGCACTACTCACAATCACACAAACCTAACATGCACGGTCTGCTTTACTTGCTTTCACTCTCTTTAAAGGTCGGGTTGCCAAGCCCTAGCCAGAATGCCTACAACATCTAGGCGTTTACTCAAGGCATGTTCTGCAAGCTGGCACACTTGCAGGATATAATTGCCTTTTTACAGACAATAAAAAGCCCGCATATAAATGCAGGCTTAATTTCTCGGTGAATCGCTATAACTTCGTCCACCATATCACAAATCTAAACGAAGTGTGTTACACAGTCAAGTGTGAATTATATCAATCGCTCACTGCAATCGCTATGATCATAACCATTAGGTCGGCGATTGAGTAAATTCAAACAGTCCTGATCAAACACCATCGGCAAATGCTTTTGCAGTGTCTCATTGAAATCGGTTGCGGATGCTTTCATCTCATCCAGTATTGCCTGCACCACCTTGTGGTCTCCACGTTCACGGATAACACGTTTAATCAAGGCGAGTTCACATTCGCGTCTTGCCTCAAAGTACGGCTCAACAATATTAAGAATACGCTGAAATTCTTGCGCTAAGATCGGTAAATGTTGAACCTCAAATTTTGCGGGGCTTGGCACACCAGTGACTTTGCGTAGTGAGTGCCAAATACCAAACTTAAATGCTTCGCCATGACTGATATGATGCGTACAAGCCCAAATCAAACGCTTAATATTTAGCATGTCGCTATTGTTAATATAGTCGCGTTTCTCGATTGGTTTTGGTGCTTCGTATTTGCCTGTCTTACGGATGGCTGGGAGAACCTCGGATGTCACCCACTTCTTGAATTTCTTGGCTTCGGGCTTACGGCTTTTAAGTATTGCTGAATAGAGTCCAGATTCATTGATGATAGATAAATTCTGGTCTCCAGAGGGGGTACTCATATTGTGAGTACCCCTTTCATCATCATCTAAATTACGAACCATGTTACCAGCATCACGATAATCTAAAGCATTTGCAACGTCGGTAGCGACAAACCAAAATTCGCCATTAATATCGATAATGCGAACGTTATAATCATTGTGAAAAGTAAAATTAGAAATTGCATTCATAGTGAATACTCCGAATGAGAGGAATTTTCACCACCAAAATTGAGGTCAAGCAATTAGGGTGGCAGATTAGACAGGATTGACCTTACCAGCATTCGGACTGGCGCACCGAAGTGCTCCCGCCTAACCCGCCATAACGGGCATTTTCTACAGGGTGCAGAAAACTATAGGCAAAATAAAACCGCTAATGCGGCTGTAGCCGAATGTTGATAACTGGAGGTCAATCCAAGCACCCGATTTTGCGGGTGCATATTTAAATTACAGTGAATTAAAAACATTGTCAAACCTCTGCCTTTAACTCAATAACACCATCCAAATACGCAAGACCTAAATCGATCTCTCTACGCACCGTTGCCTTGCTCACTTTGTGGGTATTAGCAATTGTCTGGTAAGACCAATCATTCTCATATTTAAGAATCAACAACCATGCACGCTCAGCTAGATACTCCCGACTGTCGTTATTCATTTTTGCCAAAAGCTTACCCACTTCAACTGCTTCAAAATCGGTAATTTCACATGGTGTTGAAATCTTACTGCTGCGGATTCGAGCTATATCCGCTTGATCCATCGCTACCGCTATCGGATTGGCTGAATGCTTAAAATCCGCAGATCTCACCCAAATGCCATATTGATCAAGCCACTGGTGTGCAGAGCGGTTCAACCAATTAATCTTTTGTTGTTTTACAGTCGCATTCATCAATCAAACCTCTCGTACATCAATATTAAAAACCGTTTTCATTAAATGTTTTTTATTGCGATAGCTCGCTAACTTTCTTGTCGCTGCTGACTTCACATCTTCAACGATGTACTCACCAGTAATGTTGTAGTAAGTGAAATCTGCAAAATATCGCAGTGCTGGCTTTGCCCTTTTCTCTCCTTCCAGTTTGATCTTTGGCGCAAGTTCAAATTTAGTGTGATGTTCTAATTCAAAGATCTCGCCACGTTGTTGCATTGCTTTAAGCTCGATGTACCGCTTATGTTCTTTCTTGCTGTCGAATGTCATGCCGTCTAATTCAACTTTCTGAGCATTAAACTTATTGCGTTTAGTCGCCTTAGGCTTATCGCATTGCTTGAGAATTTCACGGCGGTATTGATCGATGCTCATTGAAGTCATTTAGATTTATTCTCAGCGACTTTCACAAAGCTATTCTCAAAACCTGTGTACTTGTACCCTCGCTCATCTTTGGCTTGAACAACTAACATTCCAGTTCTTTTGCCTTTCTTAACGAATGAAACTCTTAATTCGCCTTGAGGATTCCAACTAGCCTGTTTAAAAGCATCTGGGTCAGGACAAACAAGATCTCCAACACATAAAGTCATTAACTTTGCTCCTCATCTTCGGCAAACTCATCTTCATATTCAGGTCCTCCATATGCGATATAGCATTCATCAACAGCAGCCATACCCTCAAAATACTCCACGCACTCAGGGCAAAACTTATAATTAATATCTCCAAATGAATGCTCTTTGCCGTTTAATTGAAAGCAGGTGCAGCCAAATTTTGATAGTTCATTTATCGCCACATCATGCTCTATAACCTCCACATCACCCTCAAGACACATAAACGTCTGCCCATCCTCCAATCTTCCAAACACTCGCCCATCCTCAACTCGATCTAAAACACCGTAACCAGTGAAGTGAGTACCAGCGTGAATTGTTTCTGGATTGTTTATGAAATCAACTTTCACTCGATCGCCTTTTTTAAGATTAGCCATGATTGCCACCAATACGTGAATCTGCCCAGTTACACTCAACCAAAGTTAATCCATCATGTTGGAAACGAGACCACAATCGGTCGCCCAAGTTGTCTTTCAAGCCTTGTGAATTTTCAGTTGAATGAAGCGATAAATTTGAAATTAAGACCGTTGGTTTTTTTGCGTCATAACGCGAATAAAGAACTTTGTGCACAAGTTGCAATCGGCTTTCGTGTTGATCATGCAAGCCATATTCATCAATGATTAAAAGATCATAATCAGTGAAACGCCACACGGCGCTTGATTCGCTGTCATCGGTTTTAGTCCAAGCATTGGCTATCTCGTTTGCCATATCTTCAGAAGTCACATAGCGAACATAGCTGCGCTGATCCAAAACATTGCGAGCTATCGCACATGACAAATGGGTTTTACCTGTACCAGTTCGCCCAACCATGATTAGATTGCGCTTAATACCAACGTTGAAATCTTTAGCAAATGACTGACACTGTGCTTTAGCATTTTTCTGACCTTGGTTTTGAACAATGTAATTTTTAAAACCACTCTCAAGATGCCGATCTGGAAGCATTGCGCCTGCAAAGTGTTTTTCACGAACCATCTGATTCACAGCTTGATGGTGATCAATTTGCGCCTGCTCAACTGATTTTAAAGCACATGTTTTGCAGAAATCTCGACCACCAACACTGATCATCCGCTCTTTGTGTTTTTCACAAAACCGATCGGTTTCTGTGATTTTTTTAGTGAGTTCTTTTGCTAGTGCGTTCACAGCATACCCTCCAAATCAATATCATCGACTGCAGGTGCGTAATCCTGTGGTTCGCCCCATGCATCATTCACATTTCTGCTTACAGCGGTATTTGTTTTGCTTGATGGTTTCTGTTGTCCAGATGGTTTGATTTTTTTGAACTCAAGAATCAACCATTGAGCAAACTTTCTCGTTCGCTGGTTTTCAGTGAGGTCGATCTTGTTTTCCCAGTGGGCGTTGAAGTTACCCAGGTGGAAATCGTAATCAGGCATAGCGATGACTTGCTCAGCTTGGGCACCGACGCTCTGTCGAATCACGTTGAGTAAAATCTCAGAATCGGGCTTCCATGGTTTTGATTCTTCGGACTGTGGTTTTTGATTTTCGCTCGCGCTTTGTGTGTGTGTATTAATATTTGGTTTACGGTTATCGGTTATCGGTTTACGGTTAAGGTTTTTTTGGGTTTCACTTTCAGAACCCAAATTAACCGACTGGGTTTCTAGTGGGTTTTCTGAATTATCCGAAACGCTTTCATTTTGGTTTCCACTAGGTTTATTTTTACGAGGTCGACCGCCTTTTTTTCCGTTTTCCCGATTTTTGTTCGCATTTTGGTGGTATTCAGCAATTTCAGCATCACATCGCTTATTGTGAAAACCATCATCTTGCTCAACAAAGAAATCATTAAGCACATTTATTACAGCTTCTCTTTCTTCTTGGGTTATTGCACGTAACCGACGAAAAACCGACTGGGTTTCTTTGGGTAATGGCTTTTCATTTAAATAATAAAAGTCGATTGCACGGCGATAGAAACACTCCTCCAATGGAGTTAAGTGTGCCGTATCGACCATGAAATCACTTATGTGATGAAGGTATTTATACATTTACTTCACCGCCTTTAATTTCACTAACCCGCGCTTTTCCAACTGACGAATAATCCTTGGTGGAATAAACTCGTTGTTGATCTTGTACCGTGTACGTGACTTTTCTTTCACTTGAATTAACAAGTGTCCATCCTCCATAAGACGGCGAACTGCTATGGCTTGCCCCCCCATATGAGTAGTTTCTTCAAGCATGTAAAATCTTTCTTGAGCTTCTATTGCTGCGTTCATTTTTGACAAAGGCATTGCAGCTAGTTCTATTGCTGTGTAGATTTTCACTGGCTGCTCTAACGGAATCACATTTTCAACAGGTGATTTAGAAACGGATATTTCCTGCTTTCTCTTTGCTGCATATCTCATGATTCACCAGCCTTGGGTTTTATGTAACCTCCAAATGAATGCACCTGATCAGCTTTTATGAGGCTGCTGACAATCTGCTGAGATAGCCATTGTGTTATTCGAAATTGACGCGCCATAGTTTCTAAAAATTCAACTTTGGTAACTGCGGCATTATTTTCGTCATAACCTTTTGATCTTAAGTTTTGCTTCTTTCTTTCAAACATAAGATCAAGCAATCGCAATGCGGGTTCATAAAATGATTGAACCTGCTGATCTTGCTTAAACTCTGGTTGTTTTTGAAATTTGGAGTTCATGAAACCTCCTTTTGTGCATCCAAAGCTTTACTCAAATGAATCTGCTCATCATTTGAATAGCTTTTGCAAAGTGGTGAAATGCTGTTTTCGAGATATGAGTCGTCACCCATACAAGTTGTGCGGTTTTCTTTTGATAACCTGCGCTTAGCTTTAAGTTCCGTGGTTGACGCATGTCTCAATAGATGCTTTAGAACGAACTTTTCCCCGCCATCCAAAAACACGCTATGTTCATCAACTTGAGACACAGCCATTAAAGAGTCATGCATATCACTATCTTTAAATACCACTGTGTCACCCACTACATAATCAGCATTAGCTGATAGTTCGAAATCTGTAGAAATCAAACAATGCTTGCACTGCTCTGCTTTAAATTCACTGCACTTGTTAGCGCATGGGTGTTTTGGTATATTGGTCATGTGATTTGATCTCCTTGGTTAATGAACACTAAAAGCTCGATCTCGCACATCGGGCTTTTTGCTTATCTGGAATACTGAAAACAGATTTTTGAATACATTCCTGTATTCGTTGGAATACGTTGTATTCTTTGATTTTTTCAACTCTTCAACTGATGATTGGCCTAAATCAATTTGTAGTTTCAAATCTATGGCTTCTCTCATCCATTTCGCTCGGTCTAATCCATTTTGTTCAGCAACACTGTCAACCAACTCTTGTGTGCATGTGTCTACTCGAGTGCTAATGTTGATAAGTAGTTTTGGTTTAATAACTCTGTCTATTTGCATGTGTATTTATTCCAGTTAGGAAATTAGAGAATTACGCTTTATAGGCACCTTACCTTTTGCTAAGTCTAGAATTTGATATTCACGAGCCAATGGAATCCTGTTTTCATCCCATTGACTGATTGCGTTATGTGAGATTCCTAACTTCTCTGCTAGCTGAGTAACGGTGCAATTAAGCAGTGTCAAAGCTTCAGATTTAGTCATCTGAGTCGCCCTAAAGTAATTTAACTTACCTTATTTAATAGCATAAAACTTACCTTGTCAATTGGTAAGATAACTTACATGTAAAATTGGTGTTTAGCTGATGGAAACTCTTGGAACAAGACTTAAGCAGTTACGAAAAGAACTAAAGCTCACTCAGCAACAATTAGCTGACAAGGTTGGAGTGTCTAAAACTTCAGTTATTTACTGGGAAAAAGATGAAAACACCCCTAAGCATGAAAGCTTAATGTTGTTATCAAATGCCTTACATAGCAGCCCTGAATGGCTTTTGACTGGCGACAATAAGAGTTCATCAAAAAATACTCAATTGAAAGATGAGGTTTATATTTCACCATTGAAATTCAATCCATCTTATGACAACAAAAATACAGTAAGGATACCTGTGCATAAGGATGTTAAGGCTTCATGTGGCAATGGAGTCACAAACTTTTTGGAAGAAATTACAGATTATCTTGATATAGATCCTAATATCTTGAAGCTGCTTGGTATTAAGGCTAATCCTAAGAACCTGCGTGTAATTTATTCTGCTGAATACAGCATGTGGCCAACCGTAGCGCCTGATAGCCCTTTATTCGTAGATGTATCCCCAGTTGATACATCAAGCATCATCAATGGCGATGTCTATGTGTTTATTCATAGTGGTTTATTACGCATGAAGCGAATTTTTATTAGTATTGATAATGAGACGGTTCGCTTGCAAAGTGACAATCCTGATAAGAATAAATACCCTGATGAAGTTATTACCAAAGAGCAGCTTAACGAATTGAGTTTTGTTGGTCACTTAGAGTCGGCTTTAGTTAAACCATAATAAAACTGTGAACCCGACACAGTCATGACAACAGATCGGGTGGAGATAAAATTATGGCAAGATCGAAGTGTGGTAGTTGCGGCTCTTCAGCATTTGAATTGGTCCAGCAAGATCGAATTAAAAATTCAAGTTTTAAATTAATATTTGTGCAATGCTCATCATGCGGAGTTCCTGTTGGTGTTATGGACTATCATAATATTGGCAATAAACTAGATGGATTAGAGAAGAGAATCAAAAAAATTGAGTCAACAATTGGTAATGTTGACTACAATGTTGTTGCTGTGGCTGGGCTTGTGAAAAAACTGAAATAACTATTCTTCGCAAAAGCTTCTACTAGAGTCATTCCCATTTTCTCTTAAAATCTTGCCAGCTTCGGTGAGATTTTCCAAGGGATCTATTTTGAGACATGCATCGCCATAAGCCAACCGAGCCATGTGCTGAACTAACTCATCCACAGTTGCAAACTGATGTTGATAAATAAGTTTAAGCGAAGACCTGGCAATAGCCCGATCATCTTCAATCATTTTAGTTAGGTGGTTGGTAGCTGTATCTCCTGAGGTCTCAATACAATTTCGACCTGAATCTACTATATGGTTTGATGGATGTTCATTATTACCTAGTGCGCGTGAACCCATAGTTGGGTTCTTGTTAGCACCACTCTTGTCATCAAGAATACCGTGTCTGCTCACTGTGATTTGGCTGTTGTGAAATACGAATGATTCAGCAGCCTTAATATATTCTTGTATGAGTGAGTGATCTCTCATGCCTGAAGCAATATAAGTTTGATATAGTTTTGCTCGAAAATCTTTTTTATTCATCTTAATAAACTCCATCCAACCCACCCCAGTGTGGGTTTTCTTTTGTCTATTAAAACATAAAAAGTAAGTTATATTTAAACATAAGTAATTTAAATTACCAAAACACTTGACCACAAAGGTAAGTTAGCTTACTATTTTTCCATAGACAGCAAAAAGCCCCGAACACTTACCACGGCGATCAGGGCTTTCCACAACATGAGGTTGATTATGGAACAAAACACAATTCAAAGCAATTCAGCTTTTCAATTTGGAAAAGTTGTATTGGGTACATGGGTAACTGCAAGTCTTTTAATCGTTGGGATAGCTTCAGCTGTTTCATCTTGTGATTACCAAGCAGCTCATTCAAGCCAGCCAACATTAGCAAACGTAAAGCCAAGCTACTACGGCGTTATGGCACTAAAACTCACTTCTGACATTACAGGCGAAGCTGTTATTAATCTTGACGGCTTTCGTGTACCCGTAAAGTTTGTTTTCGACAAGCACCCAGACAGTTACGGCGTGCCTGGTTCAGAGTTCACAGCTATAGACATCATTAATCTTGAGATCGGTCAAATCACTGATGCCAATGGCAACAATTATAAAGACTTCACGATCTACGACGATCACCGCAACATCAATGCGCAACTAGCGGCATATATCGAAAAGAATAAATTAGCGGAGGCGATCTGATGAATAAGAAACGCTTCACTACCCCATTCCGCGAGTTTATTACCCGCGATGACCAAGGTCGTTATCACGTTCGCTTAGGACCTCAGACCTTTTCAACAAACTGGAAGTTTACTGATATTCGCATTGAAGATGAAAACGGCGGCACACCAGTAGATCCTGATTTATTAAAGTCTAAGCCTTGGATACTTCGTAACTTACAACAAGAAATTAATTTCAGACGCAAAAAAGAACGTGCAGAAATGTTCTCAAAGGAATGTTTTCAACGCACACCGTACAGTGCAAACCAGCGTATTGCATATAACAACGCCAAGTCGAATTGAGGGGATCTGACATGTCAAATAAAGAAAAACTACCAAATCTTCATATTTGGAATAGCGTTAAACAAACACCAACTAATTTCTTGAAAAAAATTGAGTTTGGCTATCTTAAAGGTAAATCCGACATCAACCCTCAGTGGCGGTTAATGGCAATGACTCAAGCATTTGGTCCTGTGGGTCATGGTTGGACCTATAGAAATGTTCGCCTGTGGTCAGAAGTCGCAGCTGATGGAACTGTTATGGCATTTGCTGAGGTAGCTGTAAAAACCAAAATTGATGGCGTGTGGGGTGAAGAATTTTTCGGTAATGGAGGTTCAGCTATCGTTGAAATGCAAAAAGGTAAATTGGTTGCCATAGATGAAGGCTACAAAAAAGCTGTGACCGATGCACTTGGTGTTGCCCTTAAAGCTGTAGGCGTAGCTGCTGATGTTTATCTGGGTAATTACGATGGCAGCAAATATTTATATAACTATGATTTTGCCTATCTTGAGCAAAACTCTAATGAAACTGTTCAAAACAATGCTCCAAATAATGCACAACAAAGCGGTCAGCCTAAACGCACTATTCATCAGCTTTATCAGGATGCTTTAAAAGCTATTAATAACACGGAAGATCCAGATGTACTGGTTAAAGCGATAAGTAGATTCAAAGATACACAATATGGAACTGGGATAAATAATAGTTGCAGAGCTAAATCCGATCTCATGGGTTGGAGCATCAATATTCCCGCGCACACCCCATCCCAACAAAATAGCCAAATGCATCATTAGGATCTGATTATGAAAACTTATATCTGGTCCTATGAGGCCACGACCTGTAACGGTGTTGGAACAATTAAAGGTCGCATTGAGGCACCAAATGGTTATAAGGCTCAATTGGCTGTTAAAGATAACAATCTAATGATTGAGTCTGTAAAAGTTAAGTTGCTTAAAAACCAAAACCAAGCTCGCAAAGAGCGATTTGAAACTGCAGGATTTCATGCATGAGCGCAATAATTTTAGACACTGAAACTCATGACATGAACGGCTATCCAATCGAGATAGCCCATGTTCCTGTCTACTTTGAAAATGGCGAATTAAAGGCAAATAAAGATGCTTGTTTTGATGAGTATTTTTCTTGCCCCGAGCCGATAAGCTACGGCGCTATGGCTGTGCACCACATTCTTGAATCAGACATTGCTGGAAAGCCAAGTTATGAAACATTCAGATTGCCTGAAGGTGTGCAATACATCATTGGCCACAATGTTGATTACGATATTCAAGCTATCAAACTTGCTGATAAATCTATAAATGCAAAAGCAATTTGCACCCTAGCTCTATCTCGCATGGTATGGCCAGATGATGCTCATAACCTATCAGCATTGATCTACAAGTTCACAAATGGATCTGAAAAGGCACGCCAAAGTATTCGAAATGCTCATAATGCCAAACAGGATGTTTTGCTTACTGCAGTTCTACTAAAGAATATTTGCAAAGTGCTTGGTGTGAAAGACATGCAATCCCTTTACTTGTTTTCTGAACAAGCCCGTATTCCTACGCATCTGACCTTTGGTAAATACAAAGGTACAGCTATTAAAGAAATACCGTCAGATTACGTTGTTTGGTTACTCAAACAAGATGACTTAGATCCATATCTACGCAAAGCATTAAAAGGATAAGAAGATGACGAATATTTTAAATGCTCAAGAAGCTTTCACTGCTCTACAAAAAGGTAAAACTGTTCTATGTCGTTATGCTGGTGATGGCACTCTTCATGCTGATAAAGATTTCAGTACCTTGGATCAGATGCCAGCGACAGTTTTTGCTTTGCCCAATTATGAATTTTGCATTCAAGTCGAAAAGATTGAATTGGCTGGTATTACTTTTACCAAACCAATGATTGTTGATGATTTAGAGGTTGGAACTGAGGTATTTGTTGTTAATCCTGCAGGTTTTATTCTGCAATGCACATACCAGGGAGTTGGTGATGCTATCACTACTATGGTTGATAGTGGTTTTGCTCAACGCGATCTAGACAATGCGCGATTGCAGTATGAAGCACTTTGTAAGATGCTCGGCGGTAATGCAATTAAGTTAGCACCAGTTAAAACTACTCAGGATTTAGAAGCCGATACTAAAGCAACTAAAAAGCGAGCATCAAAAAAACAGAATGATGTTATCGAAGTTAAACAGCAATCTAATATCGCTACTAACGATGATAATTCTTTAGATGACATTATTGGTCCTGTTTCAGCCCAAAGCCCTGCCTCAAATGATGTTGAAAAAAAGACATCACCTGAGCTATCAACTGAATCTTGTGATGAATCTCAGCCCCCTATCTCATTTGATGCTGTTGCTGCAGCTGCAGTTTCACATGCACAAAAAATCGATAATGAAACTAATCAAAAAAATTCAGATCGAAAACCTGTTGAGGAGGATGAAGATAAGTATCAAGAAAATTTGGCCACTCTTAAAAAACGAGTTGATGAGTCTTTAACACCAACGGAAGTTAATGCTGTTGTTAAATACACAAACTCTTGGTCAGCTGAACAACGCCAACCATTATTGAAGTACATGCACAAACGCCTTGAAGTACTTCAGCAAAATAAAACTGCAGAACAACCCTCTTTAATGGTTCGCATTCAAAATGCACCAGACCTAACAACCTTAGACGCACTTGAGATAGACATTTCGTCTTTAGATCCAATCATTCAGCCTGAAATGATGCGATATGTGAAAACACGCCGATTAGAGCTTGAGAAAAGCGCAACCGTTGCAGCTATTAGTGATGAGGATCTGCCATGAGATTTAAATATTCAACCCTCACGCGAACACTCACCGTATTCGGCAGCAAGATGACTCACATTTTTGAGAACGTCGGGATTGGTGAACTTGAAGATCTCTTAACTAATGCAAAATTTAAAGAAGCAACCTGGAGAAAGTAATGGATTTAAATATTGAAATTGAAGAGTTCAAAACGGCTTGGTTGTCTTCAGGTGGTCATTTCAAGTTTTACGAATACAACCCCAAATTTTCTAAATTCGAGCCTACTGGGTTTAACAGCACTTTAACCCAAGAAGAATTACTTAGTGCATTAGTTGCGGTAAATACCAGTTGGGGTATGTGGCAAAAAGCTAAACAGGCGAAAAGTGATGGCGTAGTTATAAGGGCATCAGATATTGAGTATGCAATCTCAGCAGGCCCTGAGAGTGTAAAACAGCTTAAAGAACATTTAGAAAATGTTGTGGCTCAAAAAGCATTGGAAAGATGTCACGGCAACATTTGTAAAGCTTCAAATTTAATTGGAATCAATCGTGGAACCCTTTCAAAGCGACACAAGCGATTCATTCAGAAGAAGGTGGCGTAAATGGCCAAAGATAATCAAAAATTATGGGCTGTAAATATTCCTGAAGAACCTGATTCAGAGCTTTTGCATCCTGTCCCTACTCAAAAAATTGGTAAGCAATTGGTCTATCGGCTGAAGAAAGAAGCATTGCAACAATTCCCGACTGTTGGTCAATGCATTGCGGATGCAATCACTTTGGAAGAATGGAACGGAAATCAAGAAGACCACACTAAGTATCTTCAAGAAAACAAAGAATGGTGGCATGACACAACGTTTTTGGAGCAAGCAAATGACTAAAGATATTGAGTTAAGAGCAATTGATGAATTGATTTATGAAGTCGAAATGTTTGAACAGGCTGGTGTCTATCCTATTCATGATTTCATAGGCAATTTAAAAACTTTAGCAGCAAAAGTTAAGGAAGAAACAAATCTCGAAGGCTGCGTGGTGGTGCCAAAGGGTCAAACTGAGGATTGGTATCTAGATCCAGATGAGTACATGTGGTTTGAGCATGATGGTATTGATAGCACTTTATGCGATATGAACATCGGAGAAGTAACAGCCATTGAGCATAAAGAATATTTAATCACTTTAAGTGACACCCTCTATGCTGCAATTGTCTGGGATTCTGAAAACGACCAAGTTGGCATTTGGGAATTTTTCAAAACCGAAGAAGAAGCAGAAAAAGCAGCTGCACATTGTAAAGCAATGCTAGAAGCAGCAAGGAGTTAATCATGAATAAAATGACATATGAACAGTTCTTGTTAATGAAACTTGCAGAAGAAGCCAGTGAAATTGCTCAGATTGCACTCAAAACAGCGCAATTCGGGATGACTGAAAAGCACCCTGATATGGCATTAAATAATAAAGAGCGTATTCATCTTGAATTGAATGATCTCCTTGCCATGGTAGATGAATTAAACACTTGGACTCAATTTGGTTTTAAAGAAAACTATGCAGCAAAAATCAATAAAATTGAAAAGCTAAATAAGTATCTGGGTTATTCAATTAGTCTGGGCAAGGTTGAAAATGTTCCTGCTATTTTTGATGAAGCAGCAAGGGGTGGAAATGAGTAATTTTAATAAGATTAAAGTGAAAATGAGGCTATCTATTGGTTTAATTGGTGATCAGGAAAATGAAGAGCCTCTAAGTGACCACATAAGCGAAGATGAATGGAATAAATTAAATCTATTTGAGAAAGAGCAATTTCTCGAAACTGAAATCATGGCTGAATGGGCAAATGGCTACATAGAAAAGTGTGTTTGGGTTGAAGAGCCAAAAGCGGATACGGAGGGGTGAAGATGCAAACAAGTGAACAAGAACTTCTTCAGGAGATTTTATTAGAAGTAAAACAGATGAAACAGCAACTCGCTAGAGTCAATGAAGAGCGAGTTTGTATTGAGGAATTTTGTCGTAGATTGAATTGGAAGAAAACAAAGTTTTATGACAGGATTCATCAAGGTGAAATTGCTCCACCCATCAAAGATGGTCGATTTAGTTACTACCTAAATTCATATGTGAATGAGGTAGTCACAAGGGAATCAAAATCTGATACATTAGCCGCTTAATCAAAGCGGCTTTACTTTATATATTACAGCCACTTTTATTAAAGTGAGTAACAATGTGAGTAACACCACAATACACTCAATCATACATTCAATATAATCAATAGGTTGAATCTAAAATGCTTCTAATGATTGACAATTATGACTCATTTACTTACAACATCGTTCAATATTTTGGCGAGTTAAATCAAGAAGTAAAAGTTGTTCGTAATGATCAAGTTACATTAGAGGACATCGAACGATGGCAGCCCAAATACCTTGTGATTGGCCCTGGCCCTTGTTCTCCAACTGAAGCTGGTATCTCAATTCCTGCAATTAATCATTTCGCAGGTAAAATTCCTCTACTCGGCGTATGTTTAGGGCATCAGTCTATTGGCCAAGCTTTTGGTGGCAATATTATTCGCGCCAAAACTGTGATGCATGGTCGATTATCAGATATGTACCATAGCGATAAAGGTATTTTCAGTAATTTACCGTCACCTTTTTCTGCAACACGCTATCATTCACTTGTAATTGAACAAGAGACTCTTCCTGATTGTCTAGAAGTCACCTGTTGGACCAATCAAGCAGATGGAACAATTGAAGAAATTATGGGTGTAAAACATAAAACTCTTCCTGTGGAAGGTGTTCAGTTCCACCCTGAATCAATTCTCAGTGAACATGGGCATCAAATCTTTAAAAATTTCTTAGAAATTTATGCATAA